CACAACTGCAACCAGAGGATACAGGTCACATCCACACTGCAATCAGTTGGATGAAATCAAGAGTTGAAACAATTAAAAGTAAATTGGAGAAATAATATTATGAAACTTAGTAATGATACAAGGGAAGTGTTGAAGAACTATTCAACCATCAACGCCAACCTTCTTGTGAGCCCAGGCAACAAGATTGCAACAATGTCTCAAATGAAGAACATTGTATCCACCGCAACTGTGCCTGATACATTTGATACTGACTTTGCAATCTATGACTTGAATGAGTTCTTGTCTGCACTGTCACTATTCAATGACCCAGAACTTACATTTGGTGAACAGAGTGTGCGTATTGCACAAGGTAGTCAAGACTTGACCTACTTCTATTCTGACCCATCTGTGGTTACTACACCAAAGACAGAAATCAGTATGCCGTCTGTAGATGCAGAGTTTACTCTGACTAAAGATACTTTCAATCAAGTATTGAAGGCGGCCGCTGTTCTTGGAGCGCCAGATATGGTTCTTGACATTGGTACTGACAGTATCATGGACTTGCGTGTAAGTGACCGTAAGAATGATACCTCAAACAATTTCAGTGTTGAGGTTGGTGCAGAAAGTCCAGCGAAAGGTAAGAAGTTCTACTTCAAGGTAGAGAATCTAAAACTCTTGTCTGGTGATTATGACGTACAGGTATCTGAAAAAGGTATCTCACGTTTCAAGAACGTCAGTAAGGATGTCGAATACTACATTGCACTAGAGACTGCTTAAAATGAATGATATATTATGGGTAGAGAAGTACCGTCCTCAAACAATTGAGGACTGCATACTTCCAAGTGAACTAAAGTAGACTTTTCAACAGTTCGTAGACAACGAAGAGATTCCAAATCTACTACTCACTGGTACGGCCGGTGTTGGTAAGACTACAATTGCAAAAGCAATGCTGGAACAGATTGGTTGTACCTACATGATGATAAACGGTTCTGAAGAATCTGGTATCGACACACTACGAACTAAAATTAAAAACTTTGCGAGTACTGTCTCTATGGATGGTAAACGCAAGTACGTTATTCTGGATGAGGCAGATTATCTAAACCCACAATCCACACAACCAGCGTTGCGTGGGTTTATTGAGGAGTTTAGTAGAAACTGTGGTTTCATTCTGACTTGTAATTTCAGAAATCGTATCATTGAACCTTTGCATAGTCGTTGTTCTACGATAGAGTTTCGTATTCCAAACGAAGAGAAACCAAAACTTGCAATGGGTTTTATGAAACGTGTACAACACATTTTGGAGACTGAGAATGTTAACTCAAATGAAAAAGTTGTGGCAGACCTTATCAACAAGTTTTTTCCAGATTGGAGAAGATGTCTCAACGAACTACAACGATACTCTGCGACAGGTTCTATTGATGCTGGAATCCTCGTCAATCTATCAGACGCTTCTATCAAAGAGCTCGTGTCATTTATTAAGGATAAAGACTTCAAGGGTTGTAGAGAGTGGGTTGTTCATAATCTGGACAATGACCCTCATAGGGTTTATCGTAGGATTTATGATAGTTTATCTGGTAATGTACCAGATAGCGCTGTTCCTCACTGTGTTCTCATACTTGGGGATTATTCTTATAAGTCTGCCTTTGTCGCTGACCAAGAAATTAATCTCTTGGCTTGTCTCACTGAGATGATGACATCGGTGCAGTTCAGATGAGTTATGAACTGAAAGAATACTTAAAGGCGATAAACAAGACTAAACAAAACCTCATGGACGGTGAGGATGAAATGTGGGAAAAGAAGTATCCTGCCTTTATTATCAACAAGTGTCTTGCCCCTACAGGTATGCAAGAGTGTCTAATCGTAAATGAGATGAATCGTTTACACCACCTAGACAACAAACTTCAAAATGACTTTTTACTAAATAGTTTGAGGAGTATGAATAGATATGCTCCTTGGATGAAGGCGAAGAAGTCTAAGAACTTAGAGTATGTAAAAGAATATTTCGGATACAGTAACGAGAAGGCCAAGGCCGCTCTAGATGTTTTAGATGATGAACAAATCGCCATGATAAAAAGTAAATTGAATAAAGGTGGAAGAAAATGAATGAAACATCGTGGAGTCCAGAGGAGATGTTGGAAGTTCGTCTGAATGAACCAGACGATTTTCTGAAGGTTAGAGAAACCTTATCTCGTATTGGAGTTGCTTCTCGCAAAGATAAAACACTCTTCCAATCTTGCCATATTTTACACAAGCAAGGTAAATATTACATCGTACATTTTAAAGAATTGTTTGCATTAGACGGTAAAGATACCAACCTGTCTGAGAACGATATTGCAAGAAGGAATACTATCGCTAATCTATTAGCAGATTGGGGATTAGTAGATGTTGTGGGAACAACTAAGATTGAGGCAGCACCCTTGTCTCAAATTAAAGTAATTAGTTTCAAGGAAAAGGGTGAATGGAAACTTGAGACAAAATATAATATTGGAAAAAAGAAAGAAGGTGAATAATTATGAAACCAGGCGATTATATTATGGAGGCTGCAAGGAAGCAGGCCGAAGGAGAAGTGGCGGTACATATCGCAAACATTAAAGTATACCAAACTATGCCCGCTGGTATCGGCGAGCATTCAGATGTTACAGAAGCAGTTATTGAAGAGTTGAATAAACTTGCGGCTGCCGATGACAGACTAGAAATGATTAACAAGTACTTCAGCGAAGAACAAAAGAATCTTTTCTCTTGACAATCACGAACTAAGGTGATATAACTATATTATGCGTTTTTATACCAATGTTACCCAATGGGGTAATCAAATCCTCGTAAGAGAATACAAGAATGGTGAGCGACTTAATCACAAGGTTAAGTACTCACCAACTTTGTACGTTCCTGTCCAGAAAGAAACTGGATGGAAGACTCTTGATGGTAAGAATGTCATGCCATACAAACATGACACTATCAAGGGTGCAAAAGAATTCATACAACAATATCAGAACCAACCTCATCTGGTCTATGGACTAGACAGGTTTGCATACACTTATTTGTCAGACACATATCCAGACCGTGTGGAATGGGATAGTGACAAGATTCTTGTGTGTACAATTGATATTGAGACACAATGCGAGAACGGTTTTCCAGACCCAGAGAAGGCCGAAGAAGAAATGTTGTCTATCACCATCAAGAACCAAACCACCAAGAAGATTGTGGTGTGGGGTATTGGTGACTATCAAAACGACAGAGAAGATGTTACTTACATCAACTGTTCCAATGAGAACGAACTACTTGCATCGTTTATGAACTTTTGGGTCAAACACTATCCAGATGCAATCACTGGTTGGAACACGGAGTTCTTTGATATTCCTTTCCTAGTCAATCGTGTGACCAAGGTTCTTGGTGAAGACCGAGCGAAAGAGTTTTCCCCTTGGGGCAACGTGTCATCACGTTCTGTGTATAGTCACGGTAGACCACAACAGGTCTATGACATTCAAGGTGTTGCAAACCTTGACTATCTACAACTGTATCAGAAGTTCACATACACTCGACAAGAATCATATCGACTTGACCATATCGCTTTCGTGGAGTTGGGTGAGAAGAAGAACGAAAACCCATACGACACTTTCAAAGATTGGTACACCAAAGACTATCAGTCATTCATTGACTACAACATCGTTGACGTTGAACTTGTTGACCGTCTGGAAGACAGGATGAAACTGTTGGAGTTGTTGTTCACCATGGCCTACGAGGCGAAGGTCAACTATGAAGATGTATTCGGACAGGTGAAGTATTGGGATGTTCTGATTCACAATTATCTCAAGAAGAAAAAGATTGTTATTCCTCAAAAGTCGCATTCATCAAAGTCTGACAAGTATGAAGGTGCATACGTCAAAGAACCACAGGTTGGTCAACACAAGTGGGTTATGTCATTTGACTTGAACTCACTGTATCCACATCTTATCATGCAGTACAATATGTCACCAGAAACACTGGTCACTGGCGATTACATGAAACTGGACGTTGACACGATGTTGAAAGAAACACCAATTGATATTCCAGACCAATGCACTATTACACCTAACGGTGCGTTGTATCGTAAGGACAAGAAGGGTTTCCTTCCAGAGATGATGCAAGAGATTTACGATGACCGTACCATCTTCAAGAAAAAGATGTTGCGGGCCAAACAGGACTTTGAAGATACCAAAGACCCCAAGTATCAAAAGTATATCAGTCGTTACAACAACATCCAGATGGCTCGAAAGATTTCACTGAACTCTGCCTATGGTGCAATTGGTAATCAATACTTTCGTTACTATGACCTTGCGATTGCAGAAGGTATCACCAAGGCCGGTCAGTTGTCCATTCGTTGGATTGAGAAAAAGATTAATCAGTATCTAAACAAGATACTCAATACAGAAGGTAAAGACTTTGTTATTGCATCTGACACAGATTCTATCTATGTTACATTTGACGCTATCATTGATGCAGTTAAACCAAACAATCCCATCGACTTCCTTGATACGATTGCGAAAGAAAAGATTGAACCATTTATTGACAAGTCTTACAAAGAACTTGCAGATTATGTTCAGGCGTATGACCAGAAGATGCAGATGAAACGTGAGGTGGTTGCAGACAAAGGAATCTGGACTGCAAAGAAAAGGTACATTCTCAACGCATGGGATGTTGAAGGTGTACGTTTCAAAGAACCTCAACTAAAGATTATGGGTATCGAGGCTGTCAAGTCTTCAACGCCTGCACCATGTCGTGCAAAGATTAAAGAGGCACTGAAGATTATCATGTCTGGTGATGAGAAAGAACTCAACACTTTCATCCAAGACTTTCGTAAGGAGTTTATCAACTTACCTGTTGAGGAGATTGCATATCCTCGTTCTGTCAATGGACTAAAGAAGTTTCGTGACAGTGCATCCATCTATCGCAAAGGAACACCCATGCATATCAAGGGTTCACTTATTTACAATCATATGATAAGTGAGAAAAACTTGAATGCTAAATATCCATATATTCAAGAGGGTGACAAGATTAAGTTCATTCAACTGCGACAACCCAACCCATTGGGTGCGAATGTCATATCTTTCATGACAAAAGTTCCAAAAGAACTTGACATTCACAAGTATATCGACTATGATACACAATATGAAAAAGCATTTGTTGAACCACTATCTTTCATCACTGACAATATCGGATGGAACATTGACCGTTCCTACGGTACGCAGACAACTTTGGAGGATTTCTTTGCATGAGTTATAAACCATACACAATACAAGATGTGCGTGATGCATCTGCACAAAACAAATTTAAAGTCATCTCTACCTTTGCTGGTGGGGGTGGTTCTTCTACAGGATATCGTCTTGCAGGCGGTAAGATTCTTTGCATGAATGAATTTGTAGAAGAGGCCCAGAACACTTATAGAGAAAACTACCCAGATACACCAATTTTGCCAGGCGACATCAAACAGTTGTCTGGTAAAGACTTTTTAGATGTTGCTGGACTTGAGGTTGGAGAACTTGATATTCTTGATGGTTCACCACCTTGTTCTGCATTTTCAGTTGCTGGTAAAATGTGTCATACTACTGGTGGTAAACACTCTGATGGTTGGGGTCAAACTAAAAAGTATTCTGATGGTAAGATGGTCGAGAACATTGAAGACTTGTTCTTTGAGTTTCTACGAGTTGCAGATGAGATTAGACCAAAAGTAATTATTGCAGAGAATGTTGCAGGCCTGACTATTGGTGAGGCAAAACAATACTTCAACAAGATTCAGAACACATTTGACCAGATTGGTTATGATGTTTGTGCAAAGGTTTTAGATAGTCGTTACTTTGGTGTATCCCAGACAAGAACTAGAGTGTTCTTTATCGGTGTTCGTAATGATGTAACTACTAAAGTTGGTTTGACATTCATGAACATTGGTAGTGTGTTCCCAGAGAACTTTGACTATGTTGTTCCTTTGAAGGATGCACTCAATGGTCTAGAGTATGACAAAGAAGAAGTTGATATGTTGACTGAAAGATTCTTGGGTACAAAGTACTGGCAAGACACTGGTGCAAAGATGCCAACTTTCCCAGAGAGAGTTTTGAATGGTGATGACTTCAATGAACGAAACAGTCACTTCAATTTGAAGAGAGTTTCATTAGAACAACCAGCCCCCACAATTACTGCAATGGGTTCTGGTATTACTAATGCTGGTTCATTCCACTGGTCTGAACCTAGAAAACTAACTATTGGTGAACTGATGAGAATTCAATCCCTTCCAGATGACTTTGTTCTTACTGGTAAGTGGAATCAACGTGCAGAAAGAATTGGTAGGATGGTGCCACCTTTGATGTTAAAGGCGATTGCATCATCTGTTTATGAAAAGGTGATAGGAGTATACAACAATGGCTGACTTTACATTCGCACATCGTGAAGAGGGTTTTGATGAACATATCGAAAACTCTATTCGTGGTTATGGACATTTACTAGAGGACATTGTTAGTCTATCTCGTTACTTTGTAGAGAACGATACAAACGTGTATGACCTTGGTTGTTCTACAGGTAAGATGACACAAAGACTAATCGAGGCCAACTATGACCATTGTACTGATGCAAGTTGGTACGGTATTGAGATTGCAGATGGGTTTCAAGATGACCTTGTAAAACGTGAAGATGTAATTTATAAGTTTGACCCAAACGCTTGGGTGTACTTTGAACATGAAGATATTAGAGATACAGAAATTCATAATGCATCTCTTGTTACTTCTATCTTTACTTTACAGTTTATGCCCAAGAGAGATAGGAAACAAGTTATTAAAAATATCTATCACGGTTTGAACTGTGGTGGTGCGTTTATCTTCTCTGAGAAAACAATCTGTGAGAATGCAACTTTTCAAGATATGTTGACATTCAATTATTATGACTATAAAAGAAAGTCATTTGACACTGAAGATATTATGAACAAAGAACGAACTCTTAGACAT